TTATAGATGGCGTGGACGATATAATGAAGATACTGATTTATCCTTAAGAGTGTTAAAAGATGGTTGGTGTACTTTACAATTCAATGCCTTCTTACAAGGAAAAGAACCTACAACCAACGATTCTAAGCAACAGAAAGGTGGTAATACAGAGCAATTTTACTCAAAAGAAGGAACTTACAATAAATCTAAGATGTTATATGATATGCACCCTGATGTAGTAAGAATGGTTTGGAAGTTCGGCAGATGCCATCATTATGTAGATTATAATGTCTTTAAACATAATTTGATAAGGAAAAAAGGATTAAAGATAAAAAAAGGCATTAATGAATATGATTTAAAACTTGTAAAAAAGGAAAATTAGTTCTATTTTGTCAGTGAAACTGACAATTCGTGACTAGAAATTGGTACTAAATGACAGTGAGGTATTGGTCATGCAAACTATCGTAATGAAGTTTAATGAAGTTGAATCATTAGCTTGGATAAATAGCCATTTGCCTAAGAAGGCTAAAAAAATGGAAGCTAGGACATTTTATAGGATTAAAGGAAGATTAAAAGCAACCACAGATAAACGTAAATTCGACTTACAAAAACAAGGATTGTGGGAACAACATTTAGAGAGAATAGACCAATTAGAAACAATACTGAAATTTTCATGGCAAAATTATCATCGCTCGGAAACACCTGTCGCAAGGCAAAGAATACTAGATTCAATATCTGCAATCCAACCTTTATTATCAGCATATTATTCGGCAAGTCAAGAGGTAATAGAACATGACACTCAAAAGAACGTACAAGATACAGGATTTATATCCGAATTTACAAAGTGATCACACAGTCGGTGAAGAAGATACCACTAAGAAAATATCTGAATTAAAATTCTATTGTGGTAAATTAACACCATCTGTTGACTGTTGTTTTAGTCATTTAGTAGGTTTACCACAACACCCAGCAACACTTGAACCTATGAAGTTTATGCCACATCAAGACGACTTAATCAAACAAAGTTTATCAGAGAAACAACTCAAATTTCATATTAACAAATCAAGGCAGATTGGTTTAACAGAAATAGTCTTACGCATAGTACAGTATCACGCTTTTCATAAATATGCTGGTGGTAAAATACTCATTATTGCTGGTACAAGAGAGAAAACAACACAAACTGTAATGCTTAGATTAAAACAACTTTTTGGTAATATCAGAGGAACTGTACAAGATGATGGCAGTAATCTTAACATTTTACTTAAGAATGGTACAGAGATTGAAGGAAAACCTAGCAATTCAGAAGCCATAAGAGGTGAAACTAAGATCAAAGCAGTTGTTGTTGATGAAGCTGCCCATTTTAAGTTGGTAGATGATAGTGTTGTTTTAGATGCCATTGAACCTATCTTACACACGAATAAGTCGGATATTTTCTTAGTATCGACACCAAGAGGACAGAGAGGATTTTTTTATGAAATAGACAAGAGTGAGAATGACTATAAAAAATTACATTATGATTACACTAATGCAATAGGTTGGATTTATTCAGAGAAAGAGATGGCAGAAGAACTAAAACGTACGGATATTGATGTCGATCAAGAATATAGGTGTCAATTTACTTCTGCAAGATCCTCAATATTTGGTGTTATAGGTGACGAAAGTTTAGTAGATTATGAGGTTGAAGAATACTAATGGAAGTAAGTGATCTACCAACATTGTTCCAAATAGGATTGGCACAAGAAGCCAATGCACAAGCAATAGAATCTCAACACACATTATTTGAAAAACAACAGAAACAGATTGACCATATTTACACGCAGTTAAATAATTTCAGAACTGTTATTGATGTGCAACAACAAATCATAGATGAATTAGTACAATTAGTAAAAGAAAAATGACTTTTTGGGATTGGTTTAAGAGAGAAAAATTCATTCTGCCAACAGAAGAATTTCAAATTAAGCTTGTAAAAGAAATTGAAAAGAAATTGGAAACAGCTAAAGGTTCGGAAAAAACAAAGTTAACCTATATGTTAGCAAATCAATTAATGTTTCTTAGTCAAATTCAAGGAAAAAACAAACCTAAAAAACCAATAAAATTAAACAATAATGGTAAATGGGTGTGGGTTGAAAATGAGAATAGCAGGGATTGATAGTGGTAAAAGGCGAGATAGTTTCGCATTTGTTGGAATCGAAATAAAAAATGACGATGTTTACATCACAGGTGTTAAAACTTGGTTAGGAAGAAATTACATCGAAGTTGAGAATTTAATAGCAAATATACACGATACGAAACCATTCAATTTTTATTGTGTTGAAATTAATAATACAGGCGAACACGTATTTGAAGAATTAAAATATAGGCATAGAATCCCTAACGTTATTCCTACATTTACAAGTGCTAATGTAAAAGACCAGCATAAAATAAACAGTGGAAAAGTTATGCCAAAAAATCAAATGACTTTGTGGTTGGCACGAATGTTTCAAAATAATAGAATAAAATTTCCTAAAAAATCCAATAAAGATGTGGACGAGTTAAAAAGACAAATATCAATATTTAGTGAGGTTATTACTGAATCAGGTTCTGTAAGTTATAGAGCAGAAGGACAAGAGCATGATGATACTGTCATGGCATTGATGTTAGCTTGTTTCATAGGTAGGAACTTTATTAAGAATAATGAAGGATTTAATCAAGGATTACAAGTAGCCAATAGACAATTCATAGCCGAAGATCCTGATATTTACGGTTCAGGTGTGCCAAGTCATGCTGAATCAATACAAAGAGAGGTTTGGAAACCATGAGTGTAGAAATAGAGTTGACATTACAAGATTACAAAACAATCTTGAATTGGTACGAACTAGCTTTTGCAAAATCGGAATCTCAAAAATTTGCAGATGAAAAAACATTCAAAAAACTATCTGTAATGTGTTTACAAAAATTGGACGATGAAAAAAATGAAGAATAAAGATAGTGGTTTAAGACGATATGAGAGATATTGTAGAGAATTAGAGGAATTAGAGAGGAAACGTAAAAGAAAATTAAAGCAGATATTTGACCTAAGAGATAAACTAGGAATAAAACTAGATGGCGAGTAGGAATTATGAGATTGGTAGGCGATTCGAATACAGAGTACAGAATTGGCTAAGAAAAGAAGGATATTATGTCCAAAGATCATACGCAAGTAAAGGTTTAGTTGATTTAATAGCAGTACCGAAATATGTCAAAGTCGGTTGGGTAAATATCACTCTTGGAATACAAGCAAAGAAAAATGGCTATGTACACCCATCAGAGATGAAAACTTTATTGGAATGTAAAAATAAATGGCAGATGATGATTGTTATTGCTTGGTCGGATAAGAAGAAAAAATTAAGATTTAGGACACTAGATGATGTTGAAATACCTTTAGATTCACTAAAAAATAAGTAGTTCTCTTTATAGTCATTATGAGTAAAAAATCAATGCCATCTAAGGTAAAAAAGACAAAAGATACTTCTCATAACTTTATTGTAAATTCTGAAAAACCATTCACTGGCATAAAATCTAATTCAAAATATGCGAGTGCTTCAAAAAGAATGTCCACTAATGATCATCTCTATATGTATTCCAATCCAGCTTATACTGATCAGGAGTTAGAGCAGTTTGAAGATGTTTGGGGAAGTTCTGTATGTGGTGCAGTTATTGATAAATTAGTTGAATATACTTTCGGTGGGGGAATCACACCTGTATTTGAATTGAAAGATGAAACAGGAATGGACGATGAACAGAAGAAAAATGAATTAAAAAAATATGAAGCAGAATTAAAAGAATTAAAAGACTTTGATAAGAAAATGGGTTTTGAAAATAAATTAAAAGATGCTGTCACAATGACAATCGTATTTGGCAGATGTGTCATGGCATACGAAGGCAAAGGTTTACCTAGAGCAATTAAGACTATACACCCAAGAGATTTAGGTCGTGTATTTATTGATCAAAAAGATTGGTCATTAGAGAAAGTGATCACAACCTTCCCATCTGATGAATTAGTACCAGAAGAGATGATTTACCTTGTCAATCGTCCTGATTCACCAAGACGTAGGACTATGTGGTATGGATATTCAGAAGTACAAAGAATCGTTGGTGCAGCAAGAGCTTGGCGTAGAATAGTTGAATATGATATGCCTGAAATTGCAACATCAATGTGGGCAGGATATGGAACTTTCATGGTCAAAAAAATGGGAAGAAGTAAAGCCGATGCAGAAAATGATATGAATACATTACTATCATCTTTAAAGGCAGGGGCATTTAATGCTGTCAGTATAGATGCTAACGATGAAATTGAGTTTCAGAAGTTAGATTTAGATCCTAAAGTAAGAGAATTAGTTGAGATGGCTTCATTTTATGAACGTATTATTATTGGAAATTTTGCTGTACCAAGTGCATTATTAGGTAGAGAAGAAGATCAAAACAGAGCAACATTAATTGGTAAAATACAATTTTTCCTTAGTGGTGTAATCAAGGCAAGACGAGAATGGGTAAGTGAAATGGTATCAAAACAATGGTACGAAAGAAATATGATTAAGATGGGTATGGTTGATTTGTTAGATAATGTTGAAGTCAAGGCAGAGTTTGAGAATATAGTAGTTGAATCGTGGTTTGATTTAGTTGATTCAGTATTAAGAATTAAAGGAATATTCCCTGATATGCCAGATGATCAATTACTTGAACTATTAAACTTAGAAGAATACAAGTCTGAATTAGCACAAGCACCGACAAGAACAACTAACGTACCACAAGGCAACGTGCCATTAAATTCACCACAAGATGTTTTC